ATTACTTGTTAAGTGGACTATTGAAGTATGCTTTATTAACTGTGTAAACAGTAAACAATGCAACTGCAATACCCAAAAATCCTAACCATAGAATTGGTGAATGTGGAAAATCGTAAGTTGGAATTGTGGTCATGTGTTTCTCCTTTTGACTTCTATATTATATGGCACTAAGACGAGGTATGGTAGGGTCATGTGACACTACTTGATCTGTCTTACTGTAGATTGACCCGAGTGACACTCGTATGCCACTCTTGGGTGGTAGTCCCATGTGATACATGTGCGATGGGAAAATTAGAGTTTGTCCCATGTGAAAAGGCACTCTCTCCACTTCTTCATTCGCATTGTTATAGAAAACAGTATCACCTGATTCACCTGCTGCATGATATACAACCGATACTAAGTTAGGCATGTCACCATCATTATGTATTTGCGATTGCATATTATCGAATTGCATATTAAGCAATGTCCTCATAGTCTTGGCACCTAATCGGTGCTCCATGAGTGAATTGAAATATTCGATAAACCACTCTCTTTCGTAACCAACATAGTGACCTTCTTGCACTATCATAGTCCCAAAGAATCGTGCATTATCATAACACGCATAGGGTGAATTTGTCCATCTTACTGGATATTCGCTTAATCTATTTGCAACATTATCTACCATCCAGTCAGGAAATAGACCACTAACAACTTCAACCAAAACCACTCCCTCCTTTATGTGTAGGTTTGTCGATTACTTCAATTCTATCTATAAGTATCCTATTATTCCACCATAACTCTTGCACTTCTTGCCATGATTCCAACACTTTAGTGCTATTATCTTTACATATGATTTTATAGTGATGCCTATCATATGGGGCATTACTGGTCTCAGTAAAGAATGTCATAATCGACCATTAAGTAGTTGGATTTGCCAGTCATCATCGCCACCTTCTAGTCTATCGACCCAAAACCAAAAGTCAGGATAATCAGGTGCCGATACAAATATTCTATTGCCCTTGATCGCTTCAACAATAACCTCATTCTTATTGTTTAAGTATTTGGCAAATATTTGTTGTGCCTTATTGCTTTTAGGCACAACTAGTGCTCTATTTTTAAGCATAGTCTAGTCTTGTAAGTAGGTTATCTTTAAATGGTTTGAGTCTATCGATGCACATTTTATGATATGTTTCATCGATCTCAAATCCAATATATTGCCTATTCTCTTCTACTGCTACTTGTGCGGTTGTGCCTGCACCCATGAATGGGTCTAAAACTACATCATTACAGTCAGACCATGTTTTGATGTGTCCTCTTGCCAACTCCTCAGGCATCGTAGCAGGATGTTTATATGCTGCTTTAGATGACTGACCAAAACCACCACTATTTTTAATTCTCCATATGTTTGTCCTTACTCCCCACTCTTTGATAGCATTACTTTTACGATTAGGGTTATGTGTGCTACCATCCTTCTTGCGTGATGTAGCATCACCCCATGATGTAATCCCTGCCCACTTGTTTTTCTTATCTTGAATAAGATTAATAGTTTTTGGACGTCCCTTCGATAGTATGAAACAATACTCAAATACTTGAGTATATCTTACTGAATGGACTCCACTAGCAAATGCTGTGCCTGTTTTCTCATAGATCATAGTGTCATGTAATCTCAAACCGAGATCCATGAAATATAAACATTGACGAAAACTAGATCCTGATTCAGATCCCTTGATAGTAGCGTCGTTAACATTCCACATGATAACACCACCATCCTTGAGCACTCTGACTAGACCAGTAGCAACATCCTTAAAGACATTAAAGTCCCACTTGCTACTATCATTATATGTGCGTAAATCGTCGTAAGGTGGTGACGTTACGACGAGATCAACACTTTCTTTATCCATGAGTTGCATACCATCGATACAACTCATGTGATATGTATCATTAAGAGATAGTTTCATAAACTGTGTGGACGTATTTTTGTGTTTTTCTCACTCTACCATAGATCGGTGTGATGCAAATAGCATCCTCATTATGGATTTTAAGAGTAGAGAAACCATTGTTATTCTTACCAGTCTTTGTGACTGAATCTGACCATCCTGTCTTAGGATTCATCTTAAGTGACAAATCAACTAAGCAAGCAAACACCTCAGGAAAACCGTTTGCTTTTTGTGTCAACTTAACACAAAAGATCTTATCAACTTTAGTTTTACTGTGGTTATTACCAGTAGCGAATGATGATGTGCTACTACCGAGTGACATTTTATTCTCGATCTCTTGCTCTAATAGAATAGCATCGTAACCAACTGTCTCCTCTGTGATATAGTCAACTCCTAGAGTCTTTGCTGCATCCTCTAGTGCAGGATTGAAAATGTTAGCAAGAAACTTAGTCTTGTCAACTGTATTATCCTCACCAAAGAATGCGTCTAGATCATTCTTCTTGCCACCACTACAAATCTGTAGTGCTTTAGCAACACGCTGCTCTGTAAGTGTAATTGCTTGGGGAATAATACGCTTGAGTGCTTCAGCAAGTTGGATGTTGTCTGTTTGTGGTCTGAGTTTCATTGTATTTGTCTGATTGATCTTATTATAGCGTTATTGAAGACGGTAGTGCAATGTAGTGGTCAGTTTCTCAAGTGTCCTACTCATGTGCCTGTAACCACTACCAACATATATCTGACCTGCTACAACCGAAAAGGTTGCTACACCCCAGAATATGTAATACCACTTAGATTTGATTTGATACCTTTTCATAATTAAATTACTGCTGTTGGTGCCATGCCTTTGACGAAAATCTCATCTACTACTCTTTGCAATCTCTTGACTACTGCATTACCATAATTGTTATGGATAGGCACGGTCAAGTAACCTGTTGGTTTCTTGTAAAACTGACATGCCCCTGCAGGAATACGACCCTCAGCAATCGCTTGGGTGTCATCCTTATGCATACGAATTACACGTCCGATAGTCTGTGCCATTGATACAACATTGAGATTTCTCAATAGAATACAATGGGTAAGACCGTGGACGTTGATACCCTCGGAAAGAATAGAATAATGCATAACAATAAATTTCTTGTTAGCATCCTTACCCCAGTCAGATAGAGTTGTCATAAACTCTTCTCTGTTTACTTTCTTGTCATTGATATATGCACCATACTTAGATGTAACATGTAGGTAGTCATAACCTCTGAGTCTCAACTGAGACAATAGAGTAGTATGTCCGATCATGTTACCTAGAATACGACTAGATGGGACTGCAATCAATACTTTAGATGCTGACTCATCGTCAAGTGTGTCTAGCACATTAATAACTGTTTTTGTTTGTGTCTCGTGCATAGTGTCTCTATCCAAATCCATATCAGTAGTGAATGGGACGATAGTAGGTGACACAATGCTACCATTAGCAATCAACTCTGGTGCAGGGACTGACTCTAATACATCACCATAAACATATTTGTTATTCATTCCACGAGTAAAGATACCCTCATTCTTTCTTGCTGTGCGTGGTGTTGCTGTAAAGAAGTAACACTTACGAGCAATAGCACTTGCTGCCATTGCTTTAGGGAAAAACTGACGAGTGACACTATTGTGTGCTTCATCGAAATAGATAGCATCAATAGGTGCATCACTATCTAATACTTTGTGAAGTGAATGATATGTAGTGAATGTAATTAGATTCTCAGATAACATCTTGCAACCCTCAAAGAAGTTAGCAATCTGTGCTGACTTAGTTGTGCTGTAATAATGTGTCTCACCTGAGTGAGCATGACATACACGTCCTTTAATATGCTGCATGAAATCATCACACAACTGCTGAGCAAGTAAGATACGAGGTGCAACTACAACAATATGCTTAGGTCTGTCTAGATATCCATCGAATGTTTCTAACAACTGCTTAGCGTGCTGAATCATGATAAATGTCTTGCCACCACCTGTAGGGACGATGACTTGACCCTTGTCAGCACCTTGCATTGCGTCTAGTGCTCTTGCTTGGTGTGGGCGAAGTGTGATCAATGTATTTGTGTCGTTAGACGTATTATAACACAAAAATGGGGTGCTGTGCACCCCTAGGTCAGTTATTCAAGTGTCATAATAGTGGGACGAAACAAACATAATAAAGAATGTTGTTTCGCCAGAATTATAATATCACATATATTATCTCTTGTCAACCTCTGGTAACATATCATTTCCAGGATGATCATCTATCTTCCCTTTGTATGACTTACCATATTGCTTAATTGCTTCTACTTCTACATCACCCCATTGATTAGGATATACACACACGCAACATTTATTCATGGGTTGTCGTGACCCTTCGGGATTAGGTTTAGTGGATACACATATTGTGATGTATTCATCACTAACAAATTCAATAGTCCCTTCTAGACCATCAAATTTTGCTTTGCGTCCAACTTCTAGGTGTTTCATAATGTTTCGTAATTCAACCCGATCGGCATTACTTATGATAAGTGGGATAGTCATGTTTTAGATGCAACTTGTCAATGATGTTTGAAATAGCATCACGGTCACTTTCTGAGACACCGTTGTAATCTCTCCACATCTTAGACTGGTAGAGGAATAGGCATTTTCTGACGAGATTCTTCTCGTGATCTGTTAGTATTGCGTCTTTAGCAAACACGTCGATCTCCATCGTTAATCTTATTTAGTATAACGAGTAAAAAACTACTTTGTCCAGAATAACAGCGTTTGCTCATACATTAACTCTTTAACCTTTTTAGGATTGAGTCCTGCTACTCCTAGATCATCCTCTGTGTATGGGTGCTTAAGTTTACTAGCAACATCTAATAACTCATTACGTTGCTCAATACCCATATACTTGAATGCCATCATATATCTATTCCATAAGAAATATGGTGTAGGTGTGCGTCCTGAGTGTGGTATTCTACCATCGAAAATGACCACTCTGCCAGGTTTTGGCACTACTGCGTGGACGATATCTAACTGGTCATCATAGAATATTGTCTCCCCACCATAATTAGGTATCCAATACTCATTCATATAAACTATCATAGTGCATTGATTATCACACCAGTATGGTGCATCACAATGTATGCGTGGTGCATCACCATGTTTCAATACATTCATATATGCTGAGTATAATGTCTCCCGTGGGGGCACGGGCACATGCGAGCAATTTTCGAGTCTATCTAACACCCATTGATATAGATGATGTCCTGAGCATTGATCAAAAGGTTTACTTCCATGATGATCTACACTATAGAAATCATGTGTGTAGTATGTCCCTCTAAGATCTACCTCTTCTAGATTAGTTTGTGGCAAATCTTGTCTGCCATGATAATAAGGTAACTCTATTGCCTGCCGACATATATCTGAGTCTAATATGTCTGTGTCATATATTTTAATTAATGGATGCTTCATTCGACAAACCCAATAGTATTATTAAACTCATCATATCCTCTATCGATGTTAGTCATGCCATATGCTGTGACATTCATAGTCATTACATATCTATTGCTATCACTATTGTTTACCCCTGTCCTATGCTTTAACCAACCAGGAAAATATACTATATCATTTGTCTTTACTGGAATCTGGATCCAATGATCCTGTCTAGGCAATTCATATCCATCATCAACAGGTTCTGCATACTTATATGTAAGAAAAGGATTGAGAATTTCTAGGTTACCACTACCTTCTGGCACATCTAAGTATGCACAAATTGCAACGTTTACATTGTGATGATGATGCTCTAACGTTGTTGCATTCGGTGGATGTCTATTAATCCAACTCTCTGTCATGTTGCGATAGACACCTTTAAGTGACCACATATCCCAAATTTTATCAACCACACTAGGGATATGATTATTAGTCATATCATCAAAACACTTCCAACCGTGTGGTGGGTCAACTCTACATCTACCCACGGATGACACTCCACCCTTCTCTAGTGCTGAGTTGAGATAGGTAGAGTCTGGACTCTCGATAAAGTCTAGAAATATATCTGTCTCTCTTTTGATATCTTTCCATATATCTGAGAGATTATATTGTGATCGAAAAAAGTATGGGTATGGATTAATTGAGTTTATACCATTTCCAATCGACTGGTCTTGTAATGCTGTGAGCATGATATAAAGAATAATGATGTAATGGAATACTTAATGATATTCTCTCTTCCGACGGTTGTGCTTGATGATAACAACGTGGTGGGATGTATAGGGCATCCCCTGCCTTTAGCACAACATCTATAGCAGGTGTGAAGTTATCATAATCTACCTGTGCATCGCCAGGATCTGCTTGTGCTACAAATGTTGCACGTCTCTCATTGAATACTCTCCAATGTGTCTCTCCTTTTAATTGGACGATGAAATTATTAGGTAAGTCCTCATGTATATAGAAACTATTTGACTTACCTTTTCCACAATATATCTGAAACTGACTATTCTCAGGAAATTGCGCTGTCAACCAGT